ACCTTTACCCCAGTCACGGACAGTCGAATTTCTTTGAATATCCAACCCGAACGCTCCGTTAAAGAAGCGAGCGTTGCTGCTTATGTGGTTGTCACCCATTGTCCCTGCGAAATACACCTGTTTTGGGCATTGGCTATTTGGCCCCATTAACTGCATTCTGACCCCAAAGGCTTTGTTATAAGTGTCAGCGATGTTGTTGTCAGGGCTTATCGGAACATACCCAGAGTAAATAGGGTTAGAATCGCTTCCTCGCCACGCATAACCGTATTTGCTTTGGCCATACCAAGAACCATAGGCACTCATATACATTCGAGACACATCAGCGGTGTAGCCAGTAGAACTCGTATCCCAAGTGTCTTGTATTTCACAAGATAGATACTGGACTTGACCAGTTGCGCCTGAATCTTGATCTTTCGTGAAGCTACCTGCGACGTGAATTTCGATCAGGTCATACTCCGTAGGAATAGATCCAAAAGTAAAGCTGTTTACGCTGTTCGTTGCTGGAACAGTGTACTGACCGAGGATGTAACAATTATTGTCGCTCACGAGACCAATCCGCCCCATCCGTACACCGAAATACGGTTATAGCTACTGCTGCCGTTCCCATAGTTTGTGTACATATTGAAATTCGTAATCGGTTGACCTGCCTGAAAGAACCCAGCACCTGCACCCGAATAGGCGTAAGAAGTCGAGGAACCATTCGCTCCAGTGGAATGACTCCTCCAAGGCTTGATTACTGTCGAAGACGAATAGTTGTAAACATCTATCGTTATGAGGTGCGGATAATCCGAGTAACCAGTGCCATCGTTGATTGGGTTGCTCGTAGCGGTGGTGTAACCGTAGTCATCGCCTTGGGACCACCCATCATTGAAGTACGAACGAGAACCGTAGGTATTGGAAGGAGTAGCGCCGCTGGTACTGCCCGAGTTAAAGTTAAAGTAACCCGTCCCATACCAGTTTGATTGCTGGGAGTTATGGGCAAAGATACGCAAATGCTTGTGAGTCTGCGGAATGCTACCGACCATTTGGTAGCCACTTGCTTCAGTAGAAACAAAATGACTCCAATCCTTCTTAGGGTTCATTTCTTCCGAAGAAGCAACAGCCCCCCAAGCCATTCTCGCCGCAGTCGTCGAACCAGCCATTAGCTCAAAAGCCCTGCAAGAATCCAAAGATCAGCCGCACACTTCGTCAAAACAGCCTGACCATACTGACCAGTGATACTCAACGCACTGTTGTACGAATAAATCGTTACACCAGAACCCTGAGCAAATGTTGTTTGACCTGCACCATATTGAACAACGTTGATCGTTGTTCCAATGGCATAGTTGACACTCGAAGATGGCGGCACCGTCACGGTGTTCGCCGCAGCGTTCGTCATCTTGACAAGCTTGCCAGCGTCCCCAGCAAGCAACGTATAAGCAGTACCTGTCTGCTCATTAATGGTGAATACGTCAGTACCAGCTAGCTCTGCGTAACCTAAAGAGGTCCACGCAGTAGCGCCGTCACCAATCTTGTACTTGTATCCATCAGTTTCTAACCCAAGCTCACCAAGAGCGAGCGTCGGGTTAGCAGATGTCCAGTTGCTGCTGGAGTCTCGTCGGAGTTGAATTTGTACAGCCATTTATATTCCTTGTGCGTTGCCACCAGTAGCCGTAGCCCCGATGCCTCCATAGTTAGTTGCCGCTTCGCCCCCGTCAAGGTTATTGACAGAAGTTCCATGTGGACCCGTTGGACCAGTAGGTCCACGAAGTCCACCATAAGCGAGTGAACTCCAAGCGGTAGCCCCATCGCCTATCTTCAAAGCTTGAGCTTGTTCTCCGCCACCTGCATCAGTTTGGATAGCCATTTCCCCATCAGCTAAAACAGGGTCAGCAGCCACCCAAGCCGCATATGTTCCTCGGCGGAATTGAATCTGAATAGGCACTAGGTTGGCCCTCCTGCGTCAATAGGTGTGACGCCTCCGTAATCTCCATTAGCGTTAGAGGCAGGAATACCTCCATTAACTAAACCACTAGCTTGTCCCGCAGGACCAACAATTCCTTGTGGCCCCTGCGGCCCTGTAGGCCCAGGAGGCCCACCAGGAGGACCTAACGGGCCAGTAGGTCCCGTTGGTCCCGTTGGGCCAGTACTTCCCTGAGGCCCAATGAGGCTGAAGCCAACAGGCCACACGCCGTTGGCTTTCGGTCCAAAGAAATAGTTATTGGATACATTCAAATAAAAGTCGCCGTCTTGACCCGTAACACCTTGTGGGTCACCAACACCGTTAAGAACAGTATCTCCTGCTGGACCTGTTGGCCCAGTTGGGCCTTGCGGTCCAGAAGCCCCTGCAGGACCAGGCCCACCAGCAGTACCAGCGTTAGAAACTACTTGCCAATAGCTGCTACCCGAAGCTGGGGTTTGCCCAGAATGCGCTGTACGGGCAACATAGGAACCATTGTTGTATTCAACAACATCACCAACAGAGTAGGAGGTACCAGATGACCATGTTCCTTGATAACGGAAACCGTCAGCATAGGAAATAAGGTTTGTTCCTGCTCCTACGTCCTGAATGTATGTTGCACCTGTGGGCATTACTCAAGCGCCCCTAACCTGTTGTCAATATCTTGCACTGCTTTAACTAGCATCGCAAGCATCGACTTCTCTCGATACACAATCGGGTCACCTTCAGCGTCATACAACGTCATATCAGGTGCCACTTCGTGAACTTCCTCAGCAATAAACCCAAGCTCTGGAGTCTGAGTTTCATAATCCAAGCTAGAGCGGTCAGCTACTTCGCGGTTCCAGCGGAACGTGCGTGGCTTCAACGAACGCAATTTGTCCCAGTTCTCTTCTGTTTCTAAATCTTCTACATCTTCTTTGAAACGGATAGAAGAAGAAGCAACCCCAAGGCGTTGAGTGCTTGTATCAATATTTGCTGTGGTTCCTGAGATCGTCGGCCAACCAGCAGTAGTCGAACCACCAATGCTGTTTTGGACAGGGGCACGAACATCTACATAGTTGCTCGAATCTTTCGAGATGGAAAGAATACGACCGCTTTCATTTACAGAAGAAGAACCATTTACGTGAAACCCAAATCCAGGTTGCGGTGATCCGCCGCCTGAATGAATGTTGTCGTTCCATTCCAACCAATCCTCACCAGGCTGGCCGTAATCATTGCCCATAAACAAACGAGCATGATCGTATTTGGTCATCACCCTGATGTAGCCATTTACGTCAACATTCGCTGCGACGTTCAACCACTGGCAATTAATACGAGTACCTTCACCTTCTAAATAATCAGTTGAAGTTCCAGGCACGCTTTCGTTGAAAGCTGAATAACCAATAATGTCTCCACGGATCGCCATTGAACCGTTGATAACTAAACGATATTCGGAAGAAGGACGGCCTGGATGTGCAGCGCCGCCGCCAGGACTCCATCCGTCGCCAGCACGACGAGAGTACACCGAATAACGGTGACTCTCGGATAAATAGTTTCCTGCATCTGCGCCAGAAGCTACGTCTGACCCCATAGAAAGCTGATGCGTGTTAGTACCAGGACCAGCACTTGTGAAGTTCGCTCGATAGTTCAGATCCTTTAAGAAACTTCCAGCAGTCTGAGCATTGATATCAGTACCAGTACTTAAACCAATAACGCTATGTTGAGTGCTGTTCAGATACAGGTGGTTTGTGGCTCCAAGGGAAACAGTTCCTGTGTTAGTCAAAGTCCCAGCAGAGGAATAGCCCCCCGCAGTTAAAATCCCAGTGACTCCTAAAGTTCCATCGATAGAACCACCGTTACCCTGTATAACCCCAGGATAAGTAGCAGTCTGGCCAGGAACACCCTCTAACCAGTTCTTCAAATAAGTCCAATTAGTATTGTGTTCACTGGCAACGATGGCGTTACCCGCTACAGCCGTGTTAGGCGCAGTAAAAGTTGCCATTAACGCAATCTCCTATGTAAATAAGTAAACGCCATAGCATTCACTTCCCAAGCCTCATCATTAACGGGACCTTCAACCTTCATTTGTATAGCCTTCGCTGTCCCAAGTGTAGGCAAACGTTCAATCTGGGTGATCGTCGTATTCGGTTCACCAGCCCACACACCTGTATCCCAAACACCCGTCCCACCAGTGGGTCCTTGTCCTGAAGCCCAAGTTGACGAAACTGCACCACTTGTTTGAACACCAAACGGCATAGATTTCTTGAAATCCGCAGTATCGTAATCGGTATACAGTTTCGCAGTTAAAGCGACAGTCGAGTCGGACGACGTGACAATACGGGGCTTCCCCCAACGTTTACGAACGATAGGGTTTTTCCCCACCATCCACGAAGTCGTGTACGAACTCACAATATGGGAAGTCGAAGTCCCATAAAAATCGCTTTGGCGTTCTTGTTCCATCTCTACAACTCGACCAGTATTTGTTAAACAACCCCCAAGAAGAGTTTGTTGGTCATTCGGTGGAGCAAACGTCAACAAAACATTTGCGTCAATATCGGTCATCGTCCAAGCTCCACCAGAACCAAGAGTCGGGTCATAAACAAGCACACGACGAGTGGTTAAAAGCTCAGACGTTTCAGACCAATCCACTGAGACATAAAGACGGTTCTTGAACCAAGCAAGCTGTGGGGGATTAGTAAATTGCAACCTGCCATCATCAATGGCTGGCTGTAATTTCTCAAACACCCACACAAATCTTTCGCCGTTGTATACCCAAACACCTTGGCGGTCATACCAGAAGAACACTCCATACGGGGTAGACACAGGAGACGACATCGATACAGAACCAACGTCTTGGCTTAACGGCACCATTTGAAATGACTCAGTGCTGTTGCCAAATAATGCATGCACGCTATTTGTTTTAAATACTAGTAAACGGTCAGCATAAGGAACGAGAGCAGACATTTCATCGCCTCGTTCTCCTACATTGACATCGATATAGTCGAACTCTCGCCATGTTTCTGGATCATCGACCTTTGACCAACGAATACGGTTAGCGTGAGCAGTTCCACCTTCTTTGGTGTGAGC